GTACTGGCCAAAAACCGTTAACCCACCAACTGATGTGGACACAAGAACAGGGAAATTGTCTCCGACAACATACCCATGATTGTTCAATGTGACAGTTAATGTACCCTGTCCAGATATAGTAGTGAACAATGGAACTGCGGCGCTAGTGGTTGTAGATGTTGCTAATTCATAGTTTCCAAGCAAATCAACAGCGTAAATCTCATATGTATTGGCGCTAAAACCGGGGTTATAGCACTGATAAAGGCCAAACAAGACAAGGCCGCCAATGGAAACTGGAACCCGAATGTCTACAACATCGTATTGAGATATGTTTCGACCGGTATCTGTAATTGTAACAATATAGCTTCCCGATGTCGTTGAGAAGTTGACGGAAACATTGGCTGTAACCGTTTTAGGTGTGATGTCAGTGATGTTGTTTGTTGGATTCGTATATGGAGGTGGCAATGTAACCACCTCTAATGATCCGCCGCCACCAGCCGCGATTCCATCAGCTCCGATTGCAAGGTATTGGTTTAGCGCAACGTCTTGCCATCCCAACAGGCAGCGTACAGTTGATCCAATGCTAGAACTAACATATTTGGTCCACCCACCAAGTTTCTGCACCAAGCCGCCAAGAGTGCGGTCGGAAATAAATCGGATGAGCTGGCTCTGCGAAATGGCAGCCTCGTTCAAGGCAGGCGTCTTGTTAACGTCTACGCCGGGGATCAGCTTGAACGATTGATGCGTCATGTTTTACCCCCTAGTTGGGGTTGCAATAGGCGATGTAGACTGCGAAGCCCAAGCTGCGCCTTCCATCTTTTTGCGGTATTCCTCAGACATGGCCCCCTTCAGCAGCGCCTGATACTGGCTCTCATAGGTGATTGCCATCTGAGGATCGTCATTCAAGCGGCCAAAGTTCCTTTGGTACGCGCTGATGTAAATCATGGATGCCATGATGAAGAGATCAGGCAGATACAAGCTGATGAATGTCGTATTGTTTGTAGCAGACAAACTGTCGGGGCGGAACGTGCCCACGATCTCTACAGTGTAGTTCGCGTCAGGGTATGGGCCAACAAGGAAGTTCCAGTTGGTGGCGCTGCCCATGAACGGCGCAAAATACTGAGGCTGACCAACAATAGTAGAATTACCACAAACCGCATCCAAATACTCACGAGTTGTCGCAAGAAGAGGAACTCTGGTGCCAGAGTTGGGGTCGGATGTGCCAGAAGGTGTGATCAAATTGATCTGCTCCGGAACCACAAAGACGCTCGTTGGCACCGTTATCTGGCGGCTCCCGGTAGAAAGGCTATAGGATGTAGAGGCAATAGAAGTAAAAAGCAGATCTAAGTCGCGATATATGCGGTTTTCAGCATAAGTAATCATTTGGGGCAAAATGGTCGCAAAATTGGTGTCTGACGAGGACACTACTGCCATCGTCGAGATTTGGAGAACATAACTGGTAGTACCAGTAGCTGTTCCGTCGTAAGATAACCCTGTAGTCACAGCAAAATCTCCGCGTTACAGGTACTATACCACTTAACGTTTTCCAGCGCACCAGCCTTCACGTCGGGCATTATTCTGTTTAACTTCAATGATCGTCCCGGTTGTGTCCTTGGAAGACCACGAAACATCCCGCCAAACAGTGCAGACAGCCACGTCAGTCTCTTTTGTGACCATCAGACTTGAGCAACCCATCAGGGGAAGTATCAACATCGTCGCCAGCAGTAACCGCATTTTGTGTTCTCCTCAGAACATCCGCAGTAGCGGCAGCCTCAACGCTATCAATAGCGTCAGACCGTATCTTCATGTACGTGCTAAACACTAGCACAGCAGCCGCCAAGGCAATAGCGGCATACCGGCCAATGGGGGTAAACAGGAGACTAAACACCATGTTCCTCCATATGCTGTTTCCGAAAATACCAGATCATTGCGCCAAGTCCGATAACCGCACCCATGATGAGGAAATTGGGGTTATGCAGTAGCGCCATGAGCTTGTCAGCGGTATCTGATGCGTCCTGAGCCTGCGAAGCTATCTCCTTGGCAACGCCCAACCCACCCAGGCCAGCAGTAACAATGGCTGCATTACCCTGTTTGCTGTCCCTCATGGTGGGGACAACTACTGGATCTGGCTGCGCCCTTTGCTCATGCTCATCATCCGTAGGTTCTTCCACAGGAGCACTGACATGAATGGGCGCACCATCGCTCCACCAAGCAGCCTCAGCATGGCGGCGTCTGACTAGTCCTTGAAGCACTTGGGAACCTTTTCCGGGTACTTTCCCTTTGGTCCACTTCATAAGCTCGGCAGGAACTTCATCAAATTTGGCTGCATTGACCTTTTTAAGCAAGGTAGAATTGCGGAGGTTTCCAGCGCCAGCGTTATAGTTGAAGTCCACCAGCACATCGAACTGATGCTGAGTAAGGGGCTGATGCACCATGTCGTACACTTCGGTCTCGTATTTGACCAAATCGCGGCGCAGCATGTCTTCAGCTTGCTGTTGGGTGATGACCATGCCATCCAGCACATAAGGCTTACCGGCCTCAGATGTATGTCCATAGCCAATGGTACAGACACCAGCCGGACACCTGTAAGCCTTCAGTTTACATCCCTCAAACTTTTTGATCAGGGCATCAATACCCTCTTGGCTCATTTGCATAATACACCCCTTATTTGTCGGCTTTTCCATCAAGCTTATCCCAAATACGCTGGAACATGCCTTCAATATGATCCATGCGCTTATCAAGGTCATCTTTTAACACATAGGTTTTTGGAAGGTCCGTTTCGAGACTATGTAAGTCATCCTTTAACTTTTGAACGGCCCCCCACAACTCTCTAGCTAACCATCCTATGGTGGCAAGAATGGCCGCTATGGCCAGATTAATTGTATTCTGGTCCATAGTATCCCACCACACTGTTACGCTGAAGCCCAAGGCAACGCAGGTGTTACGACTGGGGGGTTATTCAAATTGGCAATCTGTGTAGCCAATGACGCTTCAATTGAAGCCACCTGTGCTGTACCCATAGCGTCCTGCGTCCACCCAACCACCTGAGCCTGCGTCAACTGCGCATAAGGCGTATACGGAGATCCGGGGACATACGTGACACCCTGAGTGCCGTAGCTTGTGACATTGTATTTGCCATCCGTGGCGTTAACCCGCCAATGAATTGTAAATACTACGTCAGTCTGCGTCTCATACGTCGGGTAGCAGTCCATCTGCTCCACAAGCCAGTTGTAAGTAATAGCCATCTCACTACTCCCGTTCGTTGCCAGTATTCTATCAGATTACCGGTTCAATGTCGCTAGTTTCCGCCTCACTATAGAAACGAACATTGCTTTGTAGGCGCTCGTCATGCGGGTTTAAATTTGCCGCAATTTTCCCTTCCCGCAAAGCAATATCCTTCAAACCAAGGTTCCATGCAGAAATTGCGGCCAAATCATGAGGTTGATAGCCCCAAACTTCTGGGTCGCAGGTATATACCAAGGCCCTATCAACAATTTGCAGCGTCCGTGTTGCATAGGCAAAGCATTCGGGCCACCGTGCTTGCCTGTACATAAGCATAGCTAATTCGCACCAAGGTTCACGGGTATTGGGGGCTTCGGATGCCGCCATTTGGAAAGCCCGTTCTGCCTCTGCGGAGTTGCCCAATTCATTGTAGCAACGTCCCATGACCCGGTACGCATAGCACCGTTCATTCTGCCATGTAGCCCTAGGAAGCTGTAAATAGCGTTTACAAGCCTCAATAGATTGCCACCATTGAGAATGAAAACTCAGTTCCCGAGCGTAATAAAACGCATTGCGCGGACAAGCCGGATCTTCATTNACCGACAATTCTAAAAGGTCTAAGTACTGGCCGCGGCTTTTGGTAGGGTCAGGCATATGGANGGCAACAAGGAAGTCGGTTTGCGCCCAGACTTCCGTAATTCGTCCATCTGGGATGGGGTATTCATGGCAAGGATGGTGCCACATATATCCGTGCTTGGCATGAATTTTTTCGTAGTAGAATTTGATGCCGCAGCCCCAATCAAACATATAGCGAAGACGAGTAGTGACCCCGACTTTCCAAACNGCTTCGATTGCTTCCCGCCAGCCNGGTTGAAGCACTTCGTCGATGTCGAGGCTGATGCAGATGTCCATGTCTCCCGGCACCAATGCAAGAGCCGCATTACGAGCCAAGTCAAATCTCCAGGGAGATATGCTAATGTGATGAACAGTCGCTCCATATTTATACGCTTCTTCTGGAAGACCATCGTCTGACCCCGTATCGGCGATGAGTATCATGTCGGCATCTTCGGCTGATTCGCAAAACCGAGGAATGAAATGAGCTTCATTCTTGCTAATCGCGTAGACACAGATCCGTGGTTTAATTGGGTGAATTGACCAAATAAAGACGCCTATCTCGTTGTCAATGTGCGACCATGTTGGCTGACCAAAAGCGCGGATAACGTCGGCCTCTGACCAGTTATCGGTAATATGGGCCTCGTATGGATTTCCCTCGTACTCATCTTGAGGATACGGTCCAATCGGGATGCTGACGACAACAGTGTCAGCGCATCCCTTCAACTTGCGAAAGACCTCAATAGCTTCTTCCTCGGTCATGTGCTCCAGCACATCACCAGCAAAGGCCACGTCATACTTGACGAGAGGTTCCCATGTACGGACATCTTCTATGTACAGATACCCGTACAGGTCGCTAAGTTTATATTCTTCGTNGTATGGGTCCCAAATCTCAATCCCTGTCCATTCAGCATCAGGGAACATTTTGGCATACGTACCGGACCCGCAACCAACATCCAGCATCTTTTCATGCGGGACACGGGACACGATGTTTTTGATATACTTTTTGCCACTATTGGAACTGAACGGCATGAGACCCCCCTCTTGTAGCCGTTAAACTTTTGTAGAAACTTCAACCCAATTTTTGGTTGCCTCATCCCAGCGATATAGTTTGCCATCAGCAGGATACGGAACTGGAGATTGCCACATCCATTTTGTTTGGTCTAGGGTCCAGCTTGCGAAGGGCTGCGGCGCGTAGAACACGTCATTGGCCTGATCGTAGGTGTACCCGATCCCGGCGTAGTTGCCACGCAACGCGACCCCACCGTCAGGATTTCCATCCTGATCATAGTGAACGCCGCCACGGGTATTATAGCTCGTTTGGATCCATTGGCCGGGTGAGGAGTCCACGAACGTATCGAAGAACTCAGGACCGGCAACGATGACTTGAACGACCTTGCCATCCAGAACTTTGGCGAAATGGCTCACGCTGTGTAACTCCCCGATGATTTGAAGATCATAACTGTATTGCTGCCGTTTGTTACAACAGTGGGGCTTCCGGTCGTCGTACCGCTGTAGTTACCCGTCGGAACAGAAAGCAAAACGCACCCAGAACCACCAGCAGATAACGGATTGGCGCTGGTCGATCCACCGGCAGTGCCACCGCCGCCACCACCAGTATTAGCCGCACCAGATGTTCCAGCCGTATTAGCGGTAGCTGCGCCTGCCTTACCGCCACCCGAACCACCAGCACCCGCTGTTGTAGAGCCCGGCGTATATCCGCCACCGCCACCACCGCCACCAAAATAAATGGACGTGCTGACGACTTCGCCAACGGATGCTGATGTGGCTTGAGCAGTAGTTATCAACGTAGTGGTAGTTCCAATGCCCCCCGCACCACCAGCAGTGCTGATACCATTGCTACCAACAGCGCCTGCACCACCGCCGCCGCCGCCTCCATAATAAGGAGGATTGGTAGAGGCTGGGCCAGTACCACCTGCAAAACCTTGCCCAGTTGTCCCACTACCGCCAGCACCACCGGTGGAATTGCCACCGCCACCACCACCCGATCCACCAGCGGTTCCTGCCGAACCAGTTCCACCTCCACCACCGCCACCACCCGATGCGGTGAGACCTAATCCAGACGATGCGGTTCCCGTGCTACCTTGCGTTCCAGAACTAGCGGATGCACCACCAGCTCCTACAACGATGGAATAGGTAGTGCCAACAATCAAACCGGCTGAGCCAGCCAATACGCCACCAGCACCACCACCGCCGCCAATGTTCTGGCCACCACCGCCTGCGCCAGCCGCAATGAGGTAGGACGCCGAATAGCCAAGCGGGTTAGCCGCAAAACCAGAGTACGCAATCCATCCCTGCGTCGAGTCCACATAAACGATAGCAACGCTTTCCCTATTCGTGGAAAGGATCACGTTAGAGGTGGAGCTGTTAATTTTGTTGCCGTTGGGGTTGATGGTGCAATTATTTGTGGCGAAAGTTCCAGCATAGTCCGTAATTTGCACGATGTTGCCCGCAGACGGGCTAGCAGGAAGGGTGACAGTGATTGCCCCAGAAGTGGTGTTAACCGGGTAAGCCGTTCCAGCAACAGCATTAAAACTGGCCGTTTGGACAGAAGCCCACGTCCAGTTGTTTATTATATGGTAGTTGAATGCTGATATTTGCGCTGAAACGGGCATTAATAGTCTCCGCCAACTGCGTTAATGGCGATGGCAATGTTGGTTCCACCAGCAGCGACTGTCAAACCAGCATAGATGCGATAGGTTCCCTGAATGTTAAGACCGCCAAGAGGAACCGGAAGGGTGTAGATTGGATTTGTTGAAGTGGC